AATCAACACAAACATTCAAAAATTAAAGATACATTATATTTTACCTACGATAATCTTAAATGTGAAGAAGTAGCTGGTGTTGATTATACGGAGCTAAGAACCGAATTCAAATAGTAAGGAGGGCTAGATGCATCTAATAAATAAAATTGATAAATATTTAGTAGAGGCCTTAGGTACAAGCAGGCCAAGATCAGGCGGGCCGAAATATAAAGAAACAGAGCGACGCCTAAAACTACATAAAAAATTAATGGATGATCTTATTAAAGATGGCGTGGATAAAAAGGAAGCAAGTAAAATTGCTTTTGAAAAAGTAAAAAAACTAACAGATAAAGAAATATTAAAAAAATTACAATAAAATGCTTACTATATCATTTAGATTTACTCACAATGGTGTTGTTCTAGATAATTTTTATTGTTATCGAATGAAATATGCAAATTTTGAAAATGATCCATATCCACATGTGCTAAGTCTATATAGAATAAAAGGCACAAATCCAATGACTGGAAATTACTGGAATTTGTGGCAATGTATTAACTTAAATTATATACCAAGGGCTAAAAGACGCGCTTTTGTTAAAGATGCAAAAGATATTTTAATGCGGTCTAAAAGTGATTTTAAGATAATGTGGAAGTTTCTGATGATGAAATATCCATATTTAAAAATAGCTACAAGAAGATATTATTTAAATCCATCTAGTTATATTCAGAAATTAGAATATATACCACCAGAAAAGATGGAAGAAGAATTAGTACGAAATATTTATAAAGATTATAGTATGGCAGCTTTTAGAAAATTGGGTCGAAATTATAGAAAAACACATCCTAAACCAGGTAAAAGATAAATGGATATATTTAAGTTTGTTAATTTAATAGAAAAGGAAGAAGAATTCTTAACTAAAAAGAATAAAACTGTGTATACTGAAGATGAACTTGATCACATTAATAAATTAGTACATGCCGGCAAAAAAATTAAAGATCCAAAATTATTAGAAATTTTTTACAAATTAAAAGAGGCTGGATTGTTTTAAGGAGAAAAGATGAAGAGCCACGGTTTATTTATGGTTGGAAAATTCTGGATACAAAGTTTTCCAGTATTGCCAACATGGACAACAGATGATATTGCTCGAGTAATAAGAGTAGATGCAGATAATATTGTATATGTAGGTAAAGATACTGGATGGGTGCCAATAGGCCAGCTTTTTAATGATGTGGGCGCTGGAACTGATCCAGAATCAGCAGCAACTTATCTTAATAGATCATATACATTAAAAATGGAAAATGGTAATTTAGTCGGATATTATGAAGAATAATTACTCTTCAAGGTTTTGAGATTCATGACTATCACGTAAAAGAGCCAAGGCGTCTTCACGTGTCATTTGAAAAACATTTTGAGTTAATGATTTAACACCACTTCCTGGAATTGATTTCAATTCCAATTCTTTCGTTTTTAATGTTACTAAATCCCTTTTAATTTCTAAATCCATAAATCCTGCGCCAGCTCCAATAATTTTTTCGGCAGCAAGAGTGATAGAATCAATCAACTTAGCTATCCTTTCCGCCCAAAGAGAAGTAATTCCGCTTCCCTCTACAGAAGTTAAAGCTAGATCTAGAAATTTATTTGCTTTAACAATATTTTCTCTTAGAAGATCTTCAGCTGTAGGTAATTGATCAGTAGTTGACACTTCAATATCACAATCTTCTAATACCATTAAATCATTTGGTCCTTTAATAAACATCTTATTTAGCGCGTCCATTTCTACTCCTCATATTTTTCATTATTAAAAATTTCATAAGAAATAAGCCACCCGGCAGAAGGATCATAATGTCCTGAAAGTACAACTGATTCAGTGTACCCATCTGCAGATGGGGATGTTGTTGATAAATCGCCTTCTACAATTTGTTCATCCATAATTTCCGATGTCTCACCAGTCCAATATCTTTCAACAACAGATGTAATTAGACTTCCAGAAAGCTCAGGAGTTACTGTGGTAGCAGGCTTAAACATAAACATATTAATAGTAAAATTCAATGTCCAGCTGAGCCAACGATAATCATTTTGATCGATTGAAGAAGAATGTCCTGGCGTTGCACTATTAAATGTAATTTTAACATCTGCTGTTTGATCTGAATAGTCTGCAACTTTAACTCTTGTTTGTATATAAGGATTAAAAACACATAAAATCTGTTCTAATATTTGATCAAGCTCTACAACATATCTACCAATAATATGAACCGAAACTTCCATAATGTAGGGAGCTGGATTATAAAAATATGAATATGATCTATTTTCATAATCTTTATTAAAAGTAATTTGTTGTAATTTGCCAGACACTTCAGAAGTATTATGCGTGAATCCTCCTACTTCTACAGCAATCATAGGACTTGCTCTTTCAGCTCTACGATCTTCTACATATTGGTAGGCCTTTTCTTTATTCGCCAATTTTACTGGCACTGTTATTGTTTTTGTTATATTACCACTTTTGTCGTATTTATTAATTCGGATATTATTGAATATATCTAAAAACTGTAAAAGTACATTTCTAATGTTCTTTAAATATGTCATTTATTTTATTCCTCACTTACGGCATAAATATCTAAAAAGGATGGAAGATCACTTAAATCGTCAACCTCATTTGCTTGTGCTTCAATTTCAATATTGTCCCCAAATGCACTTAGAGGAAATGCAGAAGTTGAAGCATCAATATCGATATTACCAGTCTCAGCATCAGAATTAGTAGTTCTATATAATTTAGCTGAAATATTATAAGACATTTTCTTAGTTAAAAATACATCCTCTTCTTTATGAACACGCGTGATTTCATAATAAACGCCATTATATATAAATTTAAATACATCACCAATTTTAGGTTCTTCAGTTGAAGACACATCTCGAGCAAAAGTAAATTTAGGAATACTTAAATCTTCTAGTGATTCATTGTTTATAATACCAAAAGCATCAACTAAATTAATTTCATCATGGGGTTTATGCCATAACTTAGTAGCATAAGGCCCTGTAAATTGATCATTAGAGTCTTCACCATATATTTTATCTGTTTCAGTAATATCAAATTTTAACGGATAGTACAAAATTGGTATACCGAATATATCATTTGACTCAATTATGAGAGATTCAAATAAATTTTGCTCTGAGTTAAATTCACTATTATCATCTAATATTGTCCAACTAGGACCAGTCTGATATCTAAAGTCTTCCGGAGACATTTTATAAACTCCTATAAGAGTAATCTTGAACTCCAGTCTTTCCCTTATTCCATGGAATTCGACCTTTGCCGCCTTTACTTATATTTTTCTTATGTTCTATTGTCAATTTTCTGCCTTTTAAACTAGCACTTATATTAATAAGCTCCATTCAACAGATTTGTAGTCTTATAAACATAATGATACATAAATTTTAAACTCCAAATTTAATGAACCATGGTTCATTAACCCATTGTAATATATCCGCCAGTAAAGGTTTCCAAGGAATGAAGTTCAACCATTAACTGTTCTTGTTCAGCTTTACCTTCATTTACTAAAGCCTCTCCATCAAGAGCGGTTCCTTGAGTGCCTAGCCCAGTAAAACCAGCAAACTTTCGTCTAACATATCCTAATGTTTCTTTTGTTAAGGCGAGAGCATATTTTTCAACCCATATTGTATTATAAATATCAGCATTAAGCATGTCATCTGTATAACCGGGTAAAGTTGCACACCTATTCATAAAAGCGTGAATTAACACAAATCCAGGAGAATCATAATCACCATCTGTCAATGTAAGAATATTTCCTGAAAGTGGGGGCGGCTGAATCTCTAATTGATTTGTATAAGAATGATATTTAAAATTATATTCATCTGGTGTATATCTTTGTAATGTTTCTAAAAAGTCTCGAGCTATTTGATAACTAATTAAGTTGAATCCTCCCATTGTGTCAGGAGCAAGTAATCCAAATAGACCGGCATTATAAAGAATATTAGACACAGTGAACAATGTATTAATACCACCTAATTGCATTGATTCAAAATTATAATCTATAATGTCAACAGTGCCAGCTGGCATATCATATAAATATTGATTTGCTGACAACATCATTGTGAAATAAACCTCTTGGGTGGCATTTCCAACAGCAAATCTTATATATCTCTCTTTAGCATGATCAATATGATCATAGATTGTTTCTGTCTCAACCTCAATTTTTACCGACGGCCAGCCCAATCTTCTTTTAATTCTATCCACTAAGTCTGCTTTTGCTGACATAATATTTCTTCCTCATTAATAAGTTGTAATGTTTTTTATATTTATATTTATTTATAAATATATAAAATATAAAGAGAAGGTAATAAACATGTATCAAGAAAATGATGAGTGTCAAGAAAATCGAGAGATATGTGAAGGTCCTGCGGTTATAGCGGTACCAAAGAAAAATCGTCTTAAAGAATTTCTTCTTGATCCTTCAACAAATCAATTATCAATGTCAAGATTGTGCATGGGGATTGTGGTTATCGTATTCATGCCAGTATATTTTTTATTTGCATATTGGCATATTGCCGTGCCGGCTTCAATTATTGTTAGCTCATTAGCTTCTTTGGCAACTGTTTACGGTCTTAATTCAGCCTTTGGCGCATACAACAGATATAGAGGCATCGATAGAATGGCAAGAGAAATTGAAAGACCATTAGATACAATGACTGGAGCAAATAAATTGCCAACAATGAGAGCTGGATCAGGATCATCAACTTCACCAACAACTGGAAAACCAATAATAGAAAATGAAAGCGGCGGTTAAAAATATTTTTAGCGGAGGTACAAATCCATTGGGGAAGCCAGGTTTACAAACAAACAGCTTGAATTAATATTATATTATATAAGACGAGCTCGAAGAGAAGCGGTAAGAGATCAATATTGGAGTTCTTTATCTGAAAGAAAAAAAGAACATTTATTTATGTATTTTCTTAAAAAAGAACTTTTAAATTTGCCAAAAAAAAGAACATTTTGGTCCTGGATTAAATATGTATTTATAGGAGATTAAATTATGTTAGCAACAATATTAGCAATACTTGGGAAGATATGGCCGTTTATATTACTAGTAGTAGGTGGAATATTCTGGTTGATTAATAGTTGGCAAAAAGGCAAAATTAAAGGACAGAAACAAACAATTGAAGAACTTAAAAATGCTGAAGAAGTATATAAAGTAAAAGAAGATATTAATAAATATGATGAGCAAATTAGAGATAAAACAGATAAACAAATAAATCAATTTGAAGACCAAGTACAACAAGCACCAACTGAAGAAGGTAAAGGTGAAATCGTGGGAGATGCTCTTGATGATTATTTTGGCTCCAAGGAGAATAAAAATGAAGAATAAAATTGTGAGATTATTTCTAGTATTATCTTTGTTGTCTTTATTATGTACATCTATTGGATGTGCAGGATTCTCGTCGTGGTTAAATTATAAACACACTGAAATGCCAGCCATTGAACTTCCAAAAGCTCCAGTTAAACCAGCAATTAAATCTCATGTAATTAAAACCGGTAATGAGGTTTATATAGCTTATACAATACCAGATTCAATGAAGCTTTATGAATATCTGATTAAAAAGGATAGTTATATTGATATGTTGATATATAGAATAGATCAAGAAAATAAATTAATTAAAGAATTTGGAAAAGCGAGAAAATAATGGCGCCAGATACAGTTACATTATCAAAAGGGACCTCCAGTAATTTTGAAGTAATTATTCCTCGGTTACCAACGATGACATTATTACGAGAAAGCGAAGATCTTATTCTTCATGTCCACGAATCACTTATTCCTGGAATGTCAATAGAAACTTCTTCTAGAAAATGGATGGGCATTAANGTTGATGAACANCCAGGAACTGGAATAATTTTCGAAGATTGGAAACTTGGTTTTTCTGTAGATGCTGAATTAAAAAATTGGAGAATATTACAACAATGGTTTAATTTTATTACTGCAGCAAAGGCAGATCAAACAGAACATTTGTTACCATCGCAATTTACGGTGAATGCCGCGCTCATGCTCTATGATAATTTTAGAAATCCATTAGTAAAGGTAATATTTTTAAATACTTGGATTTCGGCTTTAGGTGAAATAAGGGTATCAAATAGAGAATCGTCACCATTAGAATCGTCAGCCACCTTTAAATATAATAGATATGAAATTGAGGCATTAAATGAGACTTAATAAATTACTTAATATTTTGACCCAATAAACCTTTCTTTGGTCTTCTACGAGTAAGTGGAAGACCTACTTTATTTTTAAATGGTGTTCTATCGATATTAACGGTTGTTGTGCCNGCTGAACTAGTAACTACTTCTTCTCCTAAGAAAAGATTAATCTTTTTTATTAAAATTTCGGTTTTTTCTTGCATTAACTTCCTCAATTAATGGCATAAGGAATGACATATCCCTGCCAGTAAGATTTACATAAGCTATTTCTTCAAAAAAAGCAGAATCTATTGGCTCTATATCAATTTCAGTAGTTTCATTAAGAAAGGCATTCCATTCGGCCAAAAGTTTAGGCATATTTTCATCAGAAACTTTTACTTGTTCTGAATTTATAGGATCTGGATTGCCGTATTTTTGAAATAATTTTATTTTAGAATTTTCAATCATTTGTCTTTCTTCACTAAGAATTTTAACAATTTTACCTAATCTAAAAGCATTCTTAATAGGCAGTTCTCTTTCTGATAATTTTAATAACGGTTCCCAACAATTGACTATATCTGATAATTGTAATTTCATATTTTCTTCCTCCACATTTTATTTTAAATTATAATCTATCTTTTTTATTTGTAAATTAAGAAAGTAAAAGTTTTTGTATACATTGATTTAGTGCTTCATTGCTAATCTTATCACTTATATCTCGAATAATTGAAACGACATAATTTTTATTATCATATATATAATATGAAGATGAAATTTCAACCGGAATTATAGTACCATCTCTTCTTTTATGAAATCTTAATGGCACCTTTTCTTCACGAGTGTTAAGAACTTCTAACGTTTTTTCTGGCTCTGCGGTCAAATCTAATAAATTCATATCATAAAAATCTTTAAGACGGTAACCATATATTCTTACCGCTCCTGGATTAGCTTCAATAATCTTTTTAGAATCAATATCAGCCAAAATTATTGCATCATATGCAGCATTAAAAATTCCCATATATTTCGCTGTAGTTTCAGAAAGATATTCCTGCATTTTTTGTTCTTCAGTAATATCATGAGCAACAAATACACAACCTTTTAATATATTTTCAGAATCAATAATTTTATTAAATTTTATTTTATATAACCTATCGTTTTTATATACATAATCTTGAGCGCAGCATTTCATACATGGAGAAAAAAGATCTTCTTCTGTTCCACAAAAGACTTTACAAATTGATTTATTTAAAAAATCTTTTATTTGCAGTCCAACGGCAGTAACAAAAGCTTTATTTCCATTTAATAATTTACTATTAGCATCAAGAATAGCTATTGGTGAATCAACAGCATCAAATGTTAATTTCCAAAAATCGCTAGCTTCTTCAATTTCTGATTGATAATCTTTTACTTGAGAAAATGCATCAGAAAGTGTATCTAACGAGAGTTCTAATCGCGAGCGTAATATTTTTGTGTCTTTTTCAAGATTGCTATACATATCATCCTGTGGGCCAAAGAAACTGCTTTTTAATACTGGCAACATAATTGATCCGTTTT